TTGTCAGATGGCGTTTCAAAACAAAATTGTTGTTGGCGACTTTCAAAACGGCAACATTTATGCGTTTGACCTAGACAACTACACCGACAACGGCAGCATTCAAAAATGGTTGCGTTCTTGGCGTGCCTTGCCCCAAGGAACAAACAATCTGCATCGCACTGCCCAACACAGTCTCCAACTGGACGCCCAAACTGGCGCGTATTTACCAGCAGTGGAAGTTGATGTTACGGGTAGCAACGATACGTTTTTAATCTCGGAAGCAGGCGCATTTTTGTTGACCGAATCTGACGTTTACATAATCACCCAAACGGGCGAAAACATAAACCCACAGCCAAACGTTATGTTGCGTTGGTCTGATGATGGCGGCCATACATGGTCCAATGAGCATTGGAAAGGCATGGGCGCTGTTGGTCAATATTTCTATCGCACGATCTGGCGCAGGTTGGGCATGACCGTTAAGTTGCGGGACCGTGTTTACGAAGTGTCGGGCACTGATCCAATTAAGATTGCGATCATGGGCGCTGAACTTGTTTTAAGTCCAACCAATGCCTAGCCCTAACGCTACACCAACGCCAGTCACGCCACCTCGGGTGCCGCTGATTGATCCTCGTACGGGGTTAATTGACCGCGCTTGGTACATGTTTTTTGTGTCGTTGGTGAATGCGGCCACATTGGTGTATGACGGTGATCTTGGCCCAAGTCCTGAGTCTTTAATTTCATCTTACGATGCGGCTTTGCAGGCACTGGCGCAAAACGTTGAAACGCAGCCGTTGCCTGTTGACTTGAGCGCTGAACTGACCAAACAGATTGAAGCGGCTGGTTTGGTTAACTATGCGACTGGATTGTTGTCGCAAATAGCCGAAATGCAAAAGCAACTTGACGCGCTCAATCTTTTGCCAACGCCAACCCAAGGAACAGTAATAGAAGTGACAGGCACAGCGCCTGTGGTGTCAACTGGCGGCATTTCTCCTAATATAAGCATGGCTGCGGCTAACACATCGACTGATGGTTATCTGACATCGACCGACTGGAATACATTTAACAATAAAGCACCGGCGACCAGCGGTGTTTCTATTCTGTACGGCAACGGCTCTGGTGGTTTTAGTAACGTTTCAACTGGATCAGGCGTCAGTTTTGTAGCTGGCGTTTTGAGTGCCACTGGTTCCGGCGGCACAATTACTTCGGTGACGGCTACCGCGCCGATTGCGTCTTCTGGTGGCTTTACACCAAACCTTAGTATTAATGCGGCTTATGGTGATACGGTTAACCCTTACGCAGCCAAGACCGCAAATTATGTTTTGGCTGGTCCTACATCGGGCGCGGCGGCTGTGCCTGTGTTTAGGGCTTTGGTGGCGGCTGATATTCCATCATTGTCTTACGTTACATCGATTAGCGGTACGTCACCTGTAGTGTCATCGGGGGGTACAACCCCCGCCATCAGTATGCCTGCGGCAACTACATCAGTAAACGGATATTTGACTTCAACCGACTGGAATACTTTTAATATTCCATCGCTGTCTTATGTTACTTCGGTCAGCGGCACTTCGCCTGTAGTGTCATCGGGGGGTACAACCCCTGCCATCAGTATGCCTGCGGCCACTACATCTGTTAGTGGCTATTTGACTAGCATTGACTGGAATACTTTTAACAATAAAGGTTCTGGTACGGTTACCAGTGTTGCTGCCCTTACTTTAGGCACTACGGGCACTGATCTTAGTTCGTCAGTTGCAACCGGAACAACAACGCCGGTTATTACACTTAACGTACCTACGGCTTCGGCCAGCAATAGAGGCGCATTAAGCGCTGCTGATTGGACCACGTTTAATAACAAAGGTTCTGGCACTGTCACATCCGTTACCGGAACATCGCCCGTTGTGTCTTCTGGCGGCACAACGCCTGCAATTAGTATGCCTGCAGCCACAGCATCAGTTAATGGTTACTTGACTTCGACTGACTGGAATACGTTTAACAATAAAGGTTCTGGAACTGTCACATCAGTGACTGGTACTGCGCCAGTTGTTTCGTCAGGCGGCGCTACACCCGCGATTAGCATGGCGGCGGCTACTACGTCCGTTAGCGGTTACTTAACCTCAACTGATTGGACCACATTTGATGGCAAACAAGCCGCGTTGGTTAGTGGCACAAACCTTAAAACGGTTAACGGGACAACTTTACTTGGTTCTGGCGACGTAGGCACGATTACTTACGCTTATGGAGGAACTGGTCAAACTACAGTTACCACTGGTGATTTGCTATATGGTTCAGCCGCTAATACTTGGTCTAAACTTGCTGATGTGGCTACCGGTAATGCTTTAATTTCGGGTGGCGTAGGCGTTGCGCCAAGTTACGGCAAGATTGGGCTGACTACCCATGTCAGTGGCACACTGCCCACTGCTAACGGTGGAACAAATCTTACATCCTTTACCGCTAATGGCGTTGTTTACGCATCATCTTCAAGTGTATTGGCTACTGGTTCCGGATTTGTATTTGATGGAACAAACGTAGGAATCGGGACAAGTTCACCAACAGCTTTACGAACCAAAAATCTTGAAGTTTCTTCAAGTGGAACAAATGACAGTGCTGCAGTTATTGTAAACAAGCGCGGCTCTGGTATTTCCACTTTGCGATTAGCTACTGTTGGCGGCGCTTCTGGATTTGATATAAATTTTAATTTTCCAGCAACAGGCGACCTTGGATTTTATGATTTAGCTGCTGGTGCAAATCGAATGACGCTTGCATCTACTGGCATCGTCACTATGAGCGCTTATGGCGCAGGTGCTGCAACTTTCTCGGCTGCTGGCGTTATATCGTCCGTGTCAGATGAAACATGGAAGATTAAAGACGGTGTTCCCGTAGATACGGACGCTATGGTTAAGAAGTTAAAGCCTGGCTATTGGTACTACAATGACGAAAAGAAAGAAATTTTTGGCAAGGATAGGCAGTTAGGTTTTTACGCTCAAAACGTCAACGCTGCTATTGGTTCTGAAGCTGCGCCAGAACCTGAAGAAGGAAAGCCTTGGGGTTATTACGACCGTTCTGTTTTAGCCGTGGTTGTTATGTCCTTGCAAAAAGCACTTGACACCATTGAATCACTTGAAACCCGCCTCACGGCATTGGAGCAAAAATGACAGTCACCGTCAAAGTCCTTGTACCGGCTAAATTTGCCGAAGCAACCCAAACCACCCAGTACACCGCAACTGGCGTAAACGCCATTATTGACAAGTTTACTGCCACCAACATCAGTGCCACGGCGGCCACAATTAGTGTCAACTTGGTCACATCGGCTGGATCGGCTGGCAACACCAATTTGATTACCAAGACCAAGACGCTTCAAGCGTCCGAGGTTTACACGTTTCCTGAACTTGTTGGCCAAGTGCTTGGCGTCAGTGATTTTATCAGTACAATTGCAGGCACTGCCAGCGCAATCAACATTCGCGTTTCTGGGCGTGAAGTGACCTAATTGGAGATATTTAAATGCCATCTGTTTCTCTTTCACCCCCACCAAAACTTCAATTTTTTGGCACCGATGGTAATCCTTTGGTGGGCGGCAAGGTGTACACCTACGCGGCTGGCACAACTACGCCGTTGACAACTTATTACGATTCAACTGGCACAGCGGTCAACACCAACCCAATTATTTTGGATACGCGAGGCGAAGCCAACATTTGGTTGCCTTCCGCAGCGTATAAGTTTGTTCTTAAGTCTTCAACCGACACATTAATTTGGACGGTTGACAACATTACCAGCGCAGAGGCTCTTAAGGCTTACATGGTAACGTTATTGGCATCATTTGCTGCTGAATTGGCGGATACCACAAATGCCACCAAAGGCGATGCGTTGATTGGCTTCAGGCAATCAAATGCCAGTGGCGCATTGGCAAATGCTGTTGGTCGTACTGTCCATCAAAAATTTCAAGAAATCGTTAGCGTTAAAGATTTTGGCGCAACTGGCGATGGCGTGACAGATGACACCGTTGCAATCCAGTTTGCTGTAACTGCTGCGGCTGGTAAAGCGTTGTATTTCCCCGCAGGCACCTACATTGTGTCTGACATCATCACTTTGGTGTCAAATACAGTGGTCTACGGGGATCAGGGCATTACGACTCTGAAGCTCAAAGCCAAGACTTACGCAGCGGCAAACGTCAGTATTTTTGTATTGACCGGAATTTCAAACGTTTACATTTATGGACTAATTTTTAATGGAAACAAAGGAAACATTGGTTCTGCTAGAAATCCTATAAACACCGTATATAACACCGTAAAAGTAACTTTTGACACTTGCGAGTGGATAGCTTGCGAAGGCATTTGTTTAAACGTATCAACCACTACAGATAGTTTTGCTGTGTTAAATTGCCGATTTATTAGTTGCGGTGGTGCAACAGATAATTCAGACGGTTATCGTAATCAAGCAATTGCGTTTTCTTCTAGCGCAGGGGCAAGATCAAAAGACATTGAAATCACTGGAAACTATTTCTTTGCCCAAGGCTTAGACTGCATTTCAATGTGTAATCTTGACGATGTAGTAGTGTCTAACAACGCTGCGTATGATTCGTATGCTTTTCTATATAACAACCCAACGCCTTACCGAACAATCAACTTAACTGTTACAGGTAATGTAATATACAACACAAACCAAGGTTCGTTAAACAATTTGGTTAACCCCGTAGCAATTGATTTGCCACGAGTGTCTAATGCTTCAATTACAGGTAATGCAATTTTTAAATGTGAACAATCCGGTATTGGTATTTTTGATGACTCAGTAAACGTGGTTGTATCAGGAAACAGTTTGGTTGATTGCGGCTATAAAGCTGTGTCTTGGTACGGCGGCATCAGCGTAGGCGGCGGCGCAGGGGTTGCATCAGGTATTCTTGAAGTGGTTGTTGCTAATAATACTGTAGTTTCAACAGGCACGTATACAAACATGAAGTTTGGTATTTTGCTAGACAGTGATTTGGAAGCCGTCATCATTTCCGGCAATAACCTTGTTAACTATGTTACGTCAAAATACGGATACTACGTTTACACCACGATCCCAGGCGCGGCCAACGTCTTTGCTTTAACTACCAATACCCCAATTTCGGCGACTACGCTGATTAACGATGTTGATGCGTATACCGGCACGATCACCAACTGGCGCAAAGAAAACACGCTGACGGGCTACTATTTCAACGGCACAAAGGTGGTCGGTATCCAGCAGGCCGCAATTGCTAACAGCGGTGACGCTACGGTAAACGCGATCCTTGCCGCCCTTCGTACACACGGATTGATTGCGACATGATTGAACATCATTTTAGCGTCGGTGTGTATGCCAAAGAAACGCGCATTCCTGCGGGGCATGTGCTTGTCCAACATAAGCACAAGTTTGACCATTTGTCTATTCTGGCCAGTGGGTCAATTGAATTGATGGTTGACGGCGAACGGACGATTGTTAACGCGCCAGCTTGTTTGACTATTGAAGCCAACAAGCATCATGGCGTAAAATCAATTACAGACGTTGTGTGGTACTGCATCCACGCCACGGAATGCACCGATACAGATGAAATTGATGAAGTGTTGATAGTGGCTGGCGATGATTCGCAAGTCCGAGAACTGGCCCAGTGCCTTCAGGAGTAAATTATGCCGTGGTCATTTATCATTCCCGCAGCCGCAAGCCTTATTGGTGGCAGTATGCAAGCAAACGCTGCGTCAAGTGCAGCGAGAACTTCCGCTGACGCTACCAATCGAGCCACGCAACTTCAGCGGGACATGTTTGAGCAGCAGCAACAAAATCAAGCGCCTTATCTTGAGGCGGGAAGAAACGCTCTTAATCAATTGGCTCCGTTGGCGGCAAACTACCAAACGTTTGGCATGGGCCAGTTTACGCAAGACCCAGGGTATGCGTTTCGGTTGCAGCAAGGCCAGAAAGCATTAGACGCAAGTGCTGCGGCTCGTGGCGGTTTGATTTCAGGCAACGCCCTACGCGCCGCCCAAGGGTATGGTCAAGAAATGGGATCGCAAGAATATCAAAATGCGTTTAACCGTTACCAGACCGAGCGCAACGCCAGATTAAACCCATTGCAGTCACTGGCTGGCGTTGGTCAAACATCAGCGCAACAACTTGGTGCTGCTGGTCAAACGTATGGATCAAACGTAGGCAACGCTTTAATGAACCAAGCAGCCGTGTCAGGCAACGCGGGTATGGTCGGCGCAAATGCTTACGGCAACGCTTTGTCAGGCATCGGTAGCGCATACGGTAGAAACCCAGTTAGCTTTAGCAGCCTGTATGGCGGCGGTAGCAACAGCAGTTCCGGTGCTAATCCAGCGGGATATGGTACTGGTTATGACGCAGACGTTTATTGGTAATCAGCTATGGCACAACTTGATTTTCGTCTTTTAAACACAAATTTGCCTGCTGAGATTGCGGGCAGTGTTCAACGCGGGCAGGACGAAGCGTTGCGTAACCAGATGGCGCAACAGCAATTAGCGTCAAGCCAACAGCAGTTTAAAACTGCGGGGTTGCAACAAGAGACATCGCAATTGCAACTTGATCAGCTTAAACGTGATCGAGATGCGCTTGCCAAAATGCAACAAGCGTTTGTTGCCAATGGTAAGTCACCTGACTTGGAATCAAATTTTGACGAAATGATCAATTCTGGGATTGCCCATTATGTTGACATTGGCGTTAAAGGTAAGCAAAAAATTCTTGAGCAAAAACAATTTTCCAAAATTATGGGTATGGATGGCGGCGCACCGGCAACGCCCGCGCCTATGCCTGCCGCAGCACCGCCTATTGCATACCCTCAAATGGCTGCGCCCACCAACACTTTGGGTTCTGGCGCGTTTGATATGGGGTCAGTCAATGCGTTAGCCCCTTCAGCACCAGCCGCCCCCGCAGCGCCGGTCAATGCTTTGGCTATGCCGCCTGATGTGACTTCTATGCGCCGTAAACGCGATATGTTGTTGGCTATGGGCACGACACAAAGTATTGCGGCAGCACGCGCTATGGACGCGGATATTGCACTGGCATCTAAAGATACAGCAGCACCAGACGCAAAATTGATGCAACAGTTAGGTTACCCTTTAACGCAAGCAGGTTATCAGGCTTTCCGCGATGCTCAACGTCAAGAACGTATGCTTAATCCAACTGAAGAAGCGCAGCGCATTCGTATTGCATTAGCAAGTCGTCCACCTGCACAACCAGCGCAACCATCTGCGCCTGTGGCGGTTGTCGATCCAGTGACAGGCAAGCAAGTTTACGTTAGCCGTGAAGATGCCTTGCGCGGTCGAATGACGCCTGCGGCGGCAATGGAAAGTTTACCACCCAAAGAAATTCAAAAACGTGAGGCTTTATTGCCGCAAGCAACGCAATCACTTAAAACAGTCAACAACACCATGTCAATTATTGGCGAGACTGTTGATAAGTTACTTGCTAATCCTAACGGGATTAACGGCATAACTGGTTTAATTGGCGGCGTTACACCAGCGGTTACTGATGCGGCTCGGGCGGCCAAAGCTGATCTTGAACAATTGAAAAACTTGGCGTTTGTGCAAGGACTTACTGAACTTCGCGCAGCGTCTAAGACCGGCGCTGGTGTTGGTAACGTGTCTAACCGCGAAGGCGATAGGTTTGAAAACTTAAAGGCATCTTTAGATCGTTCACAATCAAAAGAAGATTTAGTGGCTTCTTTGCGTAAATTAAAAGCACAAGCTGACTTTACTGCCCAAACTATGCAAGAAGCCTACGATTCAACATACTCGTACAAGTCAGCAGCGCCTGCCGCAACGCAAGGAACTGGTGGATTTAAATATCTTGGTAAAGAAGGTAAATAATGGCTACCAAATACCGTGTCCAAGGCCCAGACGGCGCTACCCATGTTTTTGAAGGGCCGGACGATGCAACGCCTGCTCAAATAGAAACATTTGCCGCGCAAACTTTTGGCGCAGCGCCAGTCCCATCAGGCGGCGTTCCTGTGGGACGTAAAGGCGTAGCCGCCATTCCAGTCGAGCCAGGCGCAAACACTGCGCCGACTGTTGCGCCTAAATCCACGCCAGGAATGTTGGGCGAAACATTGGGTGGTTTGATTGAAACGCCGATTGCTGTAGGCGCTAATCTGTTGTCCGGCCCTGTGACTTATTTGGCTGGCGCTGGCGGTCCTGAATTCCAACGTAAAGTTGCTGGCGCTATTCAATACCAACCACGCACCGAAATGGCGCAAAGTGCAATAGAAATGTTAGGCCGTGGGCTTGAAGCATCTAAATTGCCGCCCTACATGGGCACGATTGCCGGTGGCAACGTATTGGCGCAAACAATCCAACCTGGCGTCGTCGCCGCTAAGAATGCGTTAAATACCGCAAGAGGTAGTATGGCCACTGGTTTGGTTAACGCCACAACGGGTATTAGCGGTGGTTTGTCGGGTAAACCCGCAGAAGCATACCGGCAAGCGTACAAAGCAGGCAAAGCAGGCGACACCACGTTTTTGGAAAACATGCGCGGTCAAGTTGAGCCAGATCAAATTTTGACCGATGTAAAACAAGGCATCAGCAAAATCCAAGCAGATACTTCTGCTGCGTACACTAACGCCAAAACAGGCTGGGCCGCAGACAAAGCACCTTTGGATTTTGCACCTATTGACAAAGCATATACCAAAATCAAAGATTCATTGCAAGTCAACGGCAAATCGAAAATTGGCGCAGCCGAACAAAAAATTGTTGGCGAAATTGGCGATGTACTGGATGAATGGCGTGCGGACCCTAACGCCCGTACTACGTTGGATTTGGACGCGCTTAAACAACGGATTGACGCAATCTACCCTGAAAGTCCCAAACATACGCAAGCCCAGCGTGCGGTTACAGATGTACGTAACGCGGTTAAAGACGCAATTACAGCACAAGCCCCTGATTACGCGGAAGCCATGAAGGCTTACGAAATACAGCGGGAGATGCTGCGGGACATTGACAAAGCATTGGGTGCAGGGGATAAAGTCGCCAAAGAGACAGCGCTGACAAAAATAATGTCTTTGCTTAAAAATACACCGTCTGCTGAGTTTCGCCGTCAATTGGTTGAGCAACTTAAAACCCAAGGCAACGTAGACATTTTGCCTGCTGTGGCGGGACAAGAACTTGGCCAATTTATGCCTAGTTCGGGCGTAGGCCGCGCTGTGGCCGGTGGTGGTTTGACCGCTGCGGCTGCGTTGCACCATCCAGGTTTGGCGGCAGTGCTGCCGTTCACGTCGCCGCGATTGATGGGTGAGGCGTATTACGGTCTTGGCCGCGCTTCGGGTGCTGGTGGCCGTGCCATGAATATGCTTCCAAATGCTGGGCGGTTATCGCCCGAGCAAATTGCTCAGTTTAACGCTTTGATGGCGCGGTCTGCGCCAACACAAGAACCTAATCGTAACGCATTGGCAAAATAATGGATACCCAACAAATCATCAACGTTGCCCTTGGTTTAATTGCTTTTCTTGGCGGTTGGGTGCTGAACAACATTACCAAAGCCATTGAGCGTCTTGACACGGACGTCAGGGCGATGCCAACTACATACGTATCCAAAGACGACTACCGCCGAGACATTGATGACATCAAAGAAATGCTTGGCAAAATCTTTGACAAACTTGATTCCAAGGTTGACAAATAACCCGAACGCTCCAGCGTGAAAAAGGGGTGCTGGCAGACCATCCTATTGGGTTAATGTCTGCCCCAAATTAAAGGATTTGTATGAGCCTTGATCCCGTATCAGCATTGTTAGACATTGGCGGCAAAGTCATTGATCGGGTGTGGCCTGATCCAATACAAGCCGCAACGGCCAAACTAGAACTAATCAAACTTCAACAGTCTGGTGAACTGGCCGCAATGGCTGGGCAGATGGAAATTAACAAGGTAGAGGCGGCAAGCGCCAGCGTGTTTGTGTCCGGCTGGCGTCCCTTTATTGGTTGGGTATGCGGCGCGGCTTGCGCTTGGAACTGGATCGGATTAAAGATCGCGCTGTTTGCGGCTGCTTATTTTGAACATCCTTTGAATTTGGCCCCTGCTGATTTATCTGAAATGACACCTGTGTTAATGGGTATGCTTGGCATTGGTGGCCTACGCACAATTGAAAAACTGAACGGCGTTGCGCGAACATGACGGGCAATTTCCCCCGCGCTTTTGCCGCCGTTCTTGTTCACGAAGGGGGGTACGTTTTTAACCCAATGGACCCTGGCGGCGAAACAAACCTTGGCTGCACAAAAAAGGTTTGGGAAGAGCATTGTGGTCACATGGTAGATACTAAAACAATGAAAGCCTTGACCCCTGCTGATGTTGGCCCACTTTACAAAACAAAGTATTGGGACAAAATAAAAGGCGATGACTTGCCTAGCGGGGTTGATTACGTTGTCTTTGATGCGGCTATAAACAGTGGCCCAGGTCGCGCCGCAAAGTGGCTACAAGCCTGTGTAAACGTGTACGCAGATGGCATTATTGGCAACATGACAATACAAGCTGTACGAAATAAAGACCCTAAAGAACTTATCAACGATTACTGTGCATACCGTTTAGCCTATCTCAAAATGCTTCAAACATGGCAAACATTTGGTAAGGGCTG